AGCACCAAACTCGGTAGCGGGAACAAATCTTTCCTTCGCACCGAATTCGACTCCTTCGAGATCTCCTTCCTCGTCTGGGCCTCCAACACCGTTTCCAGCAGTACCAATACCAAGAATGTAGATAACACCGTGAGTTGATATAGGTGCGTTTGTTCTGGATATTGAACGACCATCGAGTTTGAGGACAGGACCAACAGATGGATATTTCGGAATGAACCTTGTGGTAACAATGCCAGGATCTCCGTATTCCCCTCCAGAACTTCCAGGCTTGAGTGTAAGTCCAGTCTCGATACCAATGTTCCTTTCGATACCATAATGAGGTGTGTAGTCGATATCTGGATGCTGTAGATCTCCGATAAGACGTAGAACAGCCTTCTCTGATTGTGAAGCGTAAGTAGCTTTGAGATCTGTGTATCCACCACCGTAGATGTGTAGGTAAGTTCCCTCTGGAGGATCGAAGCTGGACTTGACAACTGCACTGCCTCTGAATGTCTGAATACCAACAGGAGAAATGTGATCGATAACTCTTGCGTATGTTGATATTCCAATACCCCTTGTAAGAGGTAGAGTTCCAGATCCAACAAAGTCTCTTGTGCGACTGTAAGTGGTAATTCCAGATGTCTCGAATAGAACAGTTCCTTCTGGAGTCTGAGCAATGTATCTTTCTTTTGCACCACTAACGAAGTCGAATAGAGATGTTGTACTACTTGCAACAGCAACTTTCTCTCCGCCAGTTCCAGAAATGGTGATTGTACCAGAACCACGGTAGAATGGGAAGAATATTGGAACCCCTGATGTGATTCCTCCAGTGAAGTTGACACTTCCATATGGGAATATAGCTTCCTGTGGAGTGGTTTCATCGACCCAACCATAATCAGTGAATCCTCTATTAACATTCTGTTGAGTGAATCCGTTATCCCAAGGATATGTTCTAGTGTATGGACGACCACCGCCAGAAGATACTCCAATAATTCCGTAATCTTCTCCGATTTCATTGGAACTAAAGTTGATGTTATATTGATTAGTTTTATCGAATGAAGGTACAAGACCAGTACCACTAACTGCCTCGTCGTATGTAAGACCACCAGTATTTTCATTATCAAAGGTGATTGCACCATCATCAAGAGACTCGACACTTGGCATACCAGCTCCTTGCTGGTTGAATCCAAATCCTTGAGCAACATCAAGTTCACTAATGAGACCGTAATCTTCGTTCTCTGTTCCCCTAAAGATAGAGAATTGATTGTAGGAATCTGTATTCTTCTCAAAGATATCCTTACCACTGAAGAATAATGTTCCACCAAACTCATCTTCTGGGTGTTGGATAACTCGTGCATATGTCTGACCCTCTTCTCTGCCAGTTGTAAGAGTAACATCGAGAGTGGATGATATATGTGGAGCAAAGTTGACGTTTGCAGCACCAGTAAGTGACTGATAAGAACCAACGAGGTATTCCTTGACAGAAGCCTCTACCGCACCACCAAACTTGAATAGTGAACCTGATCCCTCTGGTATGAATGGAGTAATAGACTCATTACCAGTGCCAAGGATACTGAATTGACCTTCTTCACCGAATACTGTGTGTTGTGGAGCCTGACTGAACCAGTTTGCACCGAAGATGTTGATGCCAGCCTTGTATGTGGCAATACCAGTAATACCAGAGGACTCGTATTGAATTGCAGCTGCAACATCGAGATCTTCTGAAAGTAGGAAGGTTGCCGTTCCTGTAACTCCAACAGTTTGTTTGGTAAATGAAGTTTCTCCAAGAGAGAATGTAATTTCTCTGTTGGGATAATGTTGACCACCAATCTGAGCGTAGTTGAAGTTTGGAAGTAAGAATCCCCAGTTCTCTGCTGACTTGGGTATAGTCTCGTCGTTTGTATTGATGACACCCCAATCTTCGTAAGACTGAGTTGGAGTGGCAGTAATAAGACCCCAATCGACTTCTTCTGTTTTTTGATCTCCAAGAGGTGATACCCAAGAAGGAGTGTAAACAGGAATACCCTGTTGCATCTCTCCAGAGATATCGAATAGGTTTGTATTCTCGTAATCCTTCGCAACTTGAATATTGGTTGCAGCACCACTAACATGTAAGGTAACTGTCTGTTCGTCACCCTGTTTAACAAGTTTGATGTCAGATACAGAACCAGAAGGTCTGATAAGAGCCTTCCTAGTTGGAGGTATAGAAACTGCAGCATCCGAACCAGTTCCAGATATATCAAAGAGAACTGTACTGATGATACCAGCAGGGACGAATGATTCGTTTGCACTACCAGATGCAGTAATCGTATCACCGACACCGAATATTGTACTCTGTGGAGCCTGACTGAAGAAGTTGGTTCCAGAGAATGTTCCTGTACCAGATCCAGAGTATGCAAAGAGTGATTCTTCTGCCGCAGTGCCTTCTTTCTTGAATGTACCAGCACCAGCATATCCCCTGACGATAGCATCTCTACCACCAACAAATGTTGACTGATACTCGTCAAGGAATATTCCACCTTGTAATTGTTGTTCTATTACACCGTAATCTTCAGCAGATGTAGGTGTGTCTAATATACTTCCGTAACTTACAAATTCAACCTGATCTTCGTCAGAGAATGATCTCTCCTTCGCAAGAGGATCTGTGATGGTCTCGTCAAATGTGACATTGAGATCATCGAAGGACGCACCTTCCCTAACTGTAATTGTTCCGTTATCTTCTTTCTCGAATACGTCAGACTCAGATCTGGCGTAGTTGTATATGACTTTCTCAACGTCAAACAGCCTGGTATCTCCACCCTTCGCTCTAAATGCGTTTTTAATTACAGGGAGATATGCCTGATCATAAGGTGTTGTAGTTGTACCACTTAGAGTTACACTACCACTACCATTATAAGGATAAACTTGGTCTAGATCGGTTGCAGATACGCCTGACTTGGCAATCGTACCAACACCATCATAATTTCCTCTAGATATAGATTCTTCTGCGGTCCCAGATGGGATGAAGATGACAGCCCCTGCCGCTCCGAGATCTGGTATAACAATCCTTTCGAGACCAGAACCGATCTCGTGAATTGTACCAGTACCAACCCAAGGAGTTACTGCTGACTCTAGTGCAGAGTCATTTACATCAAATAGTACGGTATTTGCGTTCTCTGGAATCCATTGAGATCTAGATCTACCTAGTGCATCTCTTCCATCTACTACATTTATTGGGCCAAACGGTACTATATCTGCTGTAGCGGTGATAAGTCCGTGGTCATTTACAAAGAACCAATCTCCATCTCTTTCTGGTTCTACATGTTGATTTATGTCGCCATAGTCAATATTCTCGCTAGATCCCACGGTGATATCTCCACCGTTAAATGTAGTGAATACATCTATCTTTGCATTGTCGTAGGTGTATACGGTCAAAGGGATTCCCGAATAAAAAGACCCTGCCTTAGTTATAAAGCAGAGTCCACATATTGATATTTAGTGTTTCTATTAGTCGAGTGCGACGTTTAGAGTAATCTTGATTTGGTCTCCGTTGTTCTGAATGTTGTAAGGACCGTTTGTGAATCTTTCAGCGTACATGATAGAACTGTAAAGAGTCGCAGTGTTAAGTCCAAGAACACCGTTTGATGTAGCAGTCATAGATGGAGTTGTTACAAACTCATCTGCGTTTGGTACATTGAAGACAGTGTAAACATTAGATTCGAGAGTTGTATTACCAGTACCAGCGTTAACGTAAAGGATGTCTCCAGCCTTAAGTCCGTGGTTAGTAATAGAAATTTTACCGAAACTGAATGTGACTGATGGGTCAGTCGCAACCTGTATGTTATCGACTAGAGGTTTGTCGAGGTAAATCGTTCGATACGCTCTGTCAATACCTATAATCTTCGTTCCTGTTGCAACACCAGCGTTACCAGCAACGAACTGTCCAAGAGTTAGATCATCGATACTAACCTGTGGGTCGATAGTGATGTAAGAGTTACCAACAACACCGATAGTTGGGTCAGTGTTATTACCTTTAGTAACTGTAGTTCCAATACCAACACTTGCACCGTGTACAACACCCTGTACAGCAACAGGCATGTTATTTGCACGAGTCACATAGTAACCGTAGATGTTACCAGCAGGACCTGTGAAAGTGAAAGTTTGTTCTGGGTATGTTGCAGTTGTTCCAGATCCAACGTTCTTAATTACCCATCTTGCTCCGTTTAACAGAATACCGTACTGCTGGTTGTAATCCTGATCTCCTCTGTTGTTTACACAAACAGGATAACCAGTATTTGCAGTAGTACCGTAACCATTAACGTTTCCGTCAATATATGGTTCAAAGTATGATGTTGCAGACGGAACATCTCCCTCGGCAGGAGTTGTGTTACTTGTGAAAAGTTTTAACACAAGATTTCGCGGTGATGTATCTTCTAAATCTGCGACAAAGTTATTCTGAGCGATCAGATAACGTAGCGACTCAATTTCACCAATATTAGGAACGAGTAATGCCATTGAAAAACTACCTCTAGGGGCTATAAGTCTTAAGAACTATTGTTATTTATAATTTTAATTTTAGAGAGACTAATATCCTTCTAATATTATTCACACTTACTACGTTAAAGTTGAGAATATCTCCAGCATTTATCGTAGTCGTCCAACTATTTAGGACATCATCAAAGTATTTATCCGAATTGACTAATTGAACTCTCGCACCACTAGTAATACTAGTGAAATTCGGATAATCTGCGAAAGAACATTTAGATATATCAAAAACAATATCACCAGTCTGATCAGATAAAACTCTGACATTTTCTATGACTCCAGTGACATCTATTGTCAATTTTCCTTTATCTCCAGCTTGCATGGGGAGACTACCACTATCTATAACATAGTTCACAGTCCTTGTTAAGTCTGCTGCTGCAGCAAGGGCAATCATTACTATATCATCATTTGCTGTTGGAGGAGTTGTAAATACAACTTTATCCCCAGAGATGGTATAGTCGTTTGATGGATCTAGGAAAAGACCATTCTTAGTCACAATAAGTTGTTGACTATTGTTGGGACTATATGGAGCTCCTTGATCAGTTAAGGAAAACGTTGTTTCAGTGCCGTCTTGTGCTGGTGTCTTACCAATAATGATGTTACCATATTGGATCGACTTCGAGGGAATCTCGTAGTCAACACCGACATTGTATTTGCCAGGCTCGTTAAGGGTGACTAAGTAATCTGCCATTATAATCGTGTTACGCCTGGAATTACAAGAAGGTTTCCTTGTATGGGTCTAGTCTTATACGCATTGGGCGAAGTTAAAACTAAATCATACACATATCTCCCACCTTCTATGACACTTGTGATTGTAGATGCCATAGCAACTTTTATCTGACCATTCACCCTATTTGGGAATGAGACGACAAATGGAGTTGATTTAGATGCTTCTGGATGTTTCCGTAGTTGAGCAGATCCAGTGTATCCAGTCAGATTTAAAGAACTTGCATCTTCATTTCTGATAGTGAAAGTTGCTTCAAAGTCTACGCCCTGATCTAAAACTAGGTTTATGTTCCTTGCTGTCATCTGTCAAAGGGGGTTTTAGTTATTTATCTAATTTACTTAAAATGAGTTTCATCATTGATTTTAACTCATCAACATCATCTTTCAACTTATCCATTTCGTTGACTTCTTGCATTTTTTTCTGCTTCAACTTTAGATAACTATCATACTCAGAGTCAGAACAATTTAAGATTGCACCAGATTGTTCGTCTCTATAAAGAGACCCACTATCTTTTACCTTAATCTTATCCATTAGATTGATGCTATTGCTCTTAGGTCACGAATCTTAGGAACGTAAGCGTAGTTAGTTCCTGACATCACAATTTTGATTTGGAATCCATTGAACTGTGGTAGGTTCTTAGCATTGAATTCGTATTCTTTATAATCACGTTCAGTAGATGAAGAAAGTATTCTCCTATCTGGTTTACCATTATTCTTAGCCGAATCTATGACTCTTCCTTCAGAATCTAGGTTTTCAAAGCCTGGGAATAGTTCAAATAACTGATACTGTGGTGGAGCATCTATTCTGAATATCCTGTAAAGAACTCTGATATCATTAGTTGAGTGTCTGTAGGCATCAAACATAACCTTCAATCCATCAGCTGACTTCTCTAGATTTACAATCTTAGATAAGTAGATTGCAGCACTAGGATCTTGGTCAACAGAATTAACCCTACGATCTGAAGCATAATCTGATATCTTAGAGTTAAGTCTATCCATGACCGTAATCATGTTAACTCTATCCAAGTCAATGAAAGGACTTACTTTAGGATCATCTGTAGTCAGAGTTGTTTGTAATGTAAATGACTTTCTGCCTGGGAAGTCAGTCAGTTTTTGAAGTTCATTTGTCTTAGATGCAACGACTCTTGGAGTTGTTAGATAATTATTACTGTTTAAAGATACATCTTCGTAACCCTGATCAACATATGCCTTAAGACTTCCATCAGGACTGTTACCACTAAACGTTCTTACCTTAGCAGCAATCTCAGTTCCTTCTGGTAAAAGAGTAGCAACATTAGGTCTGACAATATTGAATGGGATATTCTGAGTTGCCATAGGACCGTATGCGTTACTTACTTGTACATATTGTTGATCGTAACTACCACCAGATTTATTCTCACTAAAGAATAGTTCTGGGAATCCATTAGCATTTCCAGTAGCTCTGTCTACTCCACGACTTGAAACTCCAACCTTAATCCAGTAATGATCGACATCAATAGGATACTTGGCATCATTTGTAGGTAAGAAACTATGAGATGCGTTGATTCTTCTTAGAGAAACTCCATTCAACTCATACTTAAATATCTTATCATTGATTGCATAATCACCAGCCTTAGTATCATCTATGGATCTAGTAATGTTATTCAGAGTAGAAGTTGTAGTTGTAACACCAGTGTATTTGATAATCTCATTTCCTAGTTTGACGTAGCCTGGGTTTGAAGTATTTACTTCTAAGTTTTCAAATGATGTAAAGATTCCAATTGCAGTCACAGTCATATCTTCTGTACTTGTGGAATCAACTGTGGATGTTAACTTCTCTGGTTTAACGTCAGCCTCAACACCAGATAGTATAACCTGATCTTCAGCAGAGTACATACCATGATTGGAATGTCTTACACGGAAATGTAATCCATCAGTCACGTTTTGTAAGTATGTAATAGGAGCTCCGTTTACAACACTTGTTCCACCACCACCAACATATACGATAGAAGATGAAGAATCCACTTTAGGTACACCTTGGATATTATCAAGAACTAAAGTGTTGAACGCACTAATAACACCGACATTGTTTGGAATTGTTAGTCTCAAGTCTTTTCCGAATCCACCTGTATTATCGGCAGATACAGTAAGTACGTCACCAGCAGAGTATCCTGTTCCACCAATGGAAACCGTTGCAGCAACAGCTACTCTGTTTGAAACAGTTAAGTTCACAGTTGCACCAGTTCCTTTACCGAACTGAGATATAAGAGGTATGTTAGGGTAAACAACAGATGTTGCAGCAAAACCACTACCACCGTTTGTAATTACTAGATCGCTACCAATACCTATTGCACCAAGAACTTTATTTAAGTTTGCCTTAAAGTTTGGATTTGACTGTTGGTATATTGTAGTTCCTTCTGTCAGTCCAGCTTGTTCTGATACAGTCAAACTCTTACCTAAACCAACCACTGCGTTATAGGCAAGCATATCAATGGGGTTAGGTGCAAGAGAAACAATCTGTCTGTTTCCTATATCTAAATCTGGGTTATAGAAGTTGACTCTACCAGATGTTGATGTGAAGTTAGCTCTGTAAAGATTGAACTTAAGATCTTCTAACTGACTAGGATCCCATGTGGCACCGTTCTGTGATTTGAACAGTGAACCAAGTAAAGGTTGTTGAGATACAATTATCTTCTCAGAATCTGCAGCATTGACTGTTGTAATATCTTCTTCACCCATCCTAGAGATGTAGACAAAGTATTCGTTAGATGCAGATAGAAGAACAAGTGCAAACTCTCCTCCACCCTCACAATATACGGGCGATGGGAATGTAAATGTAGTTGGTTTAGAACCATCAGCTGATAATACAACTTGATCAGGATCAAGAATACACTCACCAAATGGCAAGATTTCTTGAGTAGGTAAACCAGTTTGAAGTGTTCTTACTTGTAAGGTAACAGGTAATTCATTTGTGTCTTTCGCTTGGAAGTAAACGTCACATTTAGTAAGGAATACACCATTGATGTCGGGAACTTCAAATGATTGAGCAAGAGGGTCAACCCACCTAGTCTGAGTTGTAGATCTGTTTGCAAAGGTATTCTCAATTGTCAATCTCTTACTTTCGTCAGTCAGAGTTCTATCAGCAGACTGTGGTATTCTCTGTACATCTGCATTTCTTGTCCTAAGAGTTGAAGACTCTACAGTTTGTAATGTACCAGATGATGTGAAGTTAGCCTCACCAGAACTATCTGTAAATCCAGAGATAGTTGAGTTTACAGGAGATGATGACAGAGTGAATGTCTTAGTACCAGTATTGAAAGATGGAGCAGATGGAATTGTAGGATCAGGTAAGAATAATGATCCGATAAGTGTTCCTGACTTATCTGTAATTAATCTAATTGCAGATACAGTTGCAATAGCACCACTAGACTGTCCAATCAACTTCATACCAGTGGTGATGTATCCGTAGAAACCAGATGCAGACTGGAGTTCTAGAGATGCAGTATCTACATTTAATAATGAAGTGGTAGATGAATATGTGGATGAGATACTAGATGCAGGGTCATATGGATTTTGTTTATAAACCTGATTAGGATTGTTATAAGGACCATATTTGTGATTCTGATTTGCCAATCTGAATCTAATTGCATCATTGTTAGAGTTAGCACGACTTCCTTCTACAATTTCACCAGCACCAAATGTACCAGATACCATTGTAATCTCGATAAGTTTTGGTACAACAAACCTTGACATATCAATATTATCAAAGAATGGGTATAATCTTGTATTTGGCTTGAGTCTTCTAGTAACAAATTCAATGTTCCTAGATCTCATTGTAGCAATGACTTCTGTATTTACAACCTTATCACCAAGACTTGTAGTGTCAAATCTCTCACCAACACGGAACTGAATACCCTGTCTTGTTTGGTTTGTAGTAGTTGTGGTTGTTTGCTCTTTGAAATCGTATGTTGTATCAAGGAAGTTAGTTGTTGTAGTAATTGGAATACCACGCCTCTTAACATACTTTCCTCTCTTAGAACTCTTACCAGTAACTTCGGTATCAGTTCTACTGAATAAACTTGGTCCTGTATCGATACTTGATCCTGTCCAAGTTGTTTCCCATGATCCCCAATCAATAGGTGAAAGACCAGTATTACTATCAGCGCCAGTAATACCCATAGTGGAATTGAAACTACCTTCTATATCATAAGTAGCAGCAGTTCTTCTAGTTTCTATCCATGTGTCAGTGCCTGGATTTAATTCAACCTGACCAATCCAGTTTACAACAGCGAATGGGTTTACGTTCTCAATACGAGTTGCAAAGTTGTTTTCTAAGTAAACAGTATCACTGTAATTCAAACAAACAACGTCACCAATTCTCTTGACGTTTGTATCACCAAGATCTTCTACAAATCTGTAATCAGCAGATGGATTTGAAGATGTTGCAGCACCCACAATCGCTTCTGATCCAAGTAAAAGATCAATAGATGTTGTGTAGTGTTGAGGTCTTAATCTACCTTCTATAGAGTCAATAGATGATTTGTACTGACTATTGTTTATGTCACCACCAGTAACAGATTTAAAGTTATCTACGAAGAATCCAGACTTGAATCTTTCCAAGTTAGTCTGTGGATCACGAAGAGACATGTTTGATGTCTCTACTTCAAGTAGTGATAGTGATGTGTAATATTCAATATTCTTAATTCTATTCTCAAGAGTCACGATATCTTTCATTCGGAATCTCTTGTGTTTAGCTACTGTAATACCAGCATCAGATGGATCAAATAAGTATGGTGGAAGTGAAATAGTAGCAACTTCTAAAGCATTATCAATGGTGTTTGGAAGTTTAGGTAATTCTGATGGAACACCCTGAGATAAAGTAAAGATACCTTCTTTACTTAAGAATAACTTGTCAATTCTTCCAAGATAGTATTCGTATGATAAGTTAAATGATTTGTCTTTTGCAACGATATGTGATGAAGATGATGTGCCAGCATTGAACTGTCTAGCTTCAAATTCCCAAGGAGCTTTACCAGCAATAGTAGATGTAACTCTAGGTCTTAAGTCAATAACATCTGCAGCACTTCTACCATTGATGAATGGAATTGCAGCACCATATAAACTTCTTGCATAAGAGTTAACAGTTACGAAATCGCCTGGATCTGCCGCATCAATAACGAAGTTATTGTATACAACTGTGAGTCTTCTTGTTGGTGCCTCTGTTCCTTCTTTTCTGACGATTGCAGAGAAATCAACGTAGTCTAATCTTTGGCCTGGATCAAACTCATAGTTATTTCTAATATCTCTATCGCCTGGAATGAAGGTCTGAACTGTACCAGCAACTTGAGTTTCTTCAAATACAACTTCTTCACCTATCTCAAAGGAGTTTTCATTTTGAGAAACAAATTCTACTTCGTTAGATCCATTAGTTGCAGTAAACACAGCAGCTGCACCAGATGTCTTACCGACTATAGTTTCACCAACTATAGCATTAAGAATGTTAGAGTTTAGATTTGTAAGTTGTAATATTGGGAACTGTGCATCATCAGTAGATGAAGATTCTAATACTGCAATAACCTCTGCAACATCACAAGCACCTAGAGATATTCTCTGATCTTGAACTCTGTTTCCGTATGCTGTATCATATGTCAAACCATCATTCAACTTCATCAATCCTGTCCCAGATTGAGTCTTATTAGACTTATTGATTGTATATGTTGTCGCTCTCTTAAATACCTTTGCCTTTGGTTTTACATTTATCTTCTTCCAAGTTACTGTCAATATAGCAGCACCTGATGCTGTATCTAATCCAGATAGAGTTACTGTTCTGCCACTGACTGTAAGTTTTTGATTAGTTAAATTTTCTGTCTTACCAGATGTCTTAAATGAAAGGTTGTAATCCTCTTCATCAAATGGTTCTAAAGTTAAGTCTGCATCAGTTTCTAAAGTTCCACTGAAAGCATTACTTGCAACTGTTATACTGTATGACTTCTTGAATAGGATGTCAGCACCATTAGTATCTACAGTTGAAACAAAAGGTTTTGTAAGTTCACTGAATAAAAATGCTTTAGAGTTGTTTTGAACTTCTAAAGTAACTTTAAACAAGTCATTCACATTTGTATCAGATGTTGGTAATGCACCAGAACATACGTTTTCAACATCTACTGTTGCTTCTAGACTAATTCCAATAGCATTTGCAGCTGTAACTTTGTTGTATGTGGGAACTGAATTACCAGACAAACTATACTGAATGATGTCACCTGTCTTGATACCAGAGTTAACAAAACTTGCACTGGGAGATGATATTGTAGATGCAGCACCAGATGCAGCACTTATAGTAAACTGTGTTGCAACAGGAGCAATCAAATGACCTAGACTTAGGATAGGATCTGCTGTAAATGGATAGTTAGTCATATCATTACTGACTAACTGTTTTACATCATCTATGCCATAGTCTTCCACTTCTGTGATACTTCTATTCGCAGTAACACCGTTGATAAAGAACTCCTCACCTACTTGGAATTGACCAGATACCTGATACAAAGTAAGTTGTGTAGATCCATTTGAAGATGTATAAGCATATCCAGAAGCATTACTGTTTTGTCCAACGATATATGCTGGGAGATTTACAGTCGCTTTTGTGTTTAGTTGTAGATATGTGAATGTCTGAATATCATATAAAGACGATTCAAATATTGTAGAAGAATCTGCATAACCAACATTCTTCAATTTCATATCATATACTCTGGCAACACCAACTTGTTCACCGTTTGGTGTGCCTACAGTAGAAGTTCTTTCGTTGAATAGTTTTACATAAGAACTAGTGCTGACACCAATTAGAGGTGAACCATAGACGTTATTAAGTTCTATCTGTCTACCTACACTGAATGGTAATGACTCGTTAACTATTTTTTGTGTAGTACGAGGTTTTGGAACATCAACAGTCGTAGTGTTAAGTGTTTCTATCTCGTATCCCTTAACGTATGCTTTTCCAGGCCCTATAGACAAACACATCAAATCTTCTATCGGTGTATTGCCTTGTTGTGTTAATTGATTAGAATAGTAAGCACCATTATTTCCTATCCTGTCATTTAGACACTCTTTAGGTGATAGTGGGAATGGTTTGATATAATAATGACCAGACTCATCAAATGTTCTTCTTGCTAACTCATCACGAATTAGATCATCAACTTTAGTTCCAGATTTTACAAACTTTCTGAGAATACCATTTTCAATTCTCATCAACTCTACAAAGTTTTCATCATTTAGATCAGTAAGAGACTTCTTGATTAGAGATGTAGAAATCTTGAGTCTATCAGCACCAGGCGCTGCAAAGTTTGAGAATCCTCTTGCATTATCATATAAGTCATTATCTGAGGAAGATGCTGTTACTAATTCTTCTTTGATTAGTAAACCTACTCTGTATGATGGTTTGTTACTGTACTGATCCAAGATAACTGTAGAATCAGCAACAGTTACGAAGAATCCTCTAATGAAATAAACACCAGTAGCTATCTTTGCTGCAGCACCTGTTGCAGTCGCATTTGATATTAATGTTGTTGCAAAACTAGCCCCAGATCTAATACTTGATAGAGAATAATTCATATCCTCTTGTAGTAGTAAGTTCTCTCCGTCTGCAAAACTGTTTCTAGAGAAATCAGAATCACTAGAACTCTGATATTTGATGTATAAAGTATATGCCCCTTTTGTTGATTCTCTATTTGTAATATAAGTTTCTACCTTAGCAGTAACACCACTAGTTTCACCTTTAATTTTTTTACCTATTAAATTCTCTAGGTATATGGATACTGGAATACCTAAGTGACTGTCATCGATTTGAACAGCAGTATACTCAGAATCATAAGCAATCTGGCCTGGAATTACAACAGAACCCTCTTTGAAGAAGTGCTTACCAAATTTTTCAACCTGATTCTGTAGAATCGATTGAAGTGTTGTAAGTTCTCTAGACTGTACAGGTAAACCTGGCTTGAATAGTACCCTCTGATAATTCTTTAACTCATTAAAATCATCAAAGTACGGAGATGAATTTAAGTTGGTATTTTGTGGCATTTGCTTTTAGAACTCCAGCACGATTTTGATGTCTTCTTTTTGACTTGCCGATCTAGGAATCGCAGTCCTGTTATCAATGTAAATTACTTCACCTGATTTAGTATTGAATTCTGCTGATGAAATACCAGAACTAAAACTCATACCAAGTTGATATACTTTATTATTTATTGAGGTACTAACACCGTTATAGTTAGTATCAACAGAGAGAAGTGAACCAACCACAGATGAACCTTGAATGGTAACTCCATATCCAGTGTCAGGATTTGAAGTAAACGGAATAATCTTATATCCAGTTTCACTAGATGCAAGACCCATTGGTTGATAATATTTCAACACTCCAGTAACTTTATCCCATGCTGCTACATATCCAACCGCAGTTGATCCTAAACCAACTGTTTGTGTAATTTCAGAGTCAACAGCGTAGGTTGTTGCTGTAGTGACCCCAGTTAATTTCAATGCTTTCAGTCCACTCACCATTGCGGTATCTAGTAATTCTGTACTACTACCAAACACGGTGGGGTTTTTTATTAGTCCAACCCTAGCAAAGTCATTGCCTTCAATTATGTCGGGGTTAGTTTCTAGTGTCTCAAATCTGGAATATAGTAATGCTCTGTATGCTCCTAATTCTCTGTAGATGTCATATCCATGTCCACCTTTAGGTGGGATAATCACACTGAACCCAGCAACAGATGTAGTTCCTATTCCTGTATTGGTAAGGTTAGCAAGAACACCCCCAGACTCACTGCCAGGAGCGCCTGGAAAGAATTGTATAGATCCGTGGGTATATCCTTCTCCTCCATCAGTAACAAATACCTCAGATACCTTTCCGAAAGAATCAATCGTAATTGTTGCCTTTCCGCCTGCTCCATCTCCGAGAATCGGAACATTAGCAAAAGATGTAGAGATCGGTTGATAGTTAGAGCCTCTATCATTAACAACAACAACTTCGATCTTTCCATCTATAGCATTAGCCTTTGTTGCAACAGTCTCGCCTTCGTTGCCCCAGTTTTCGGGCACTGGTATGTATTCAATAGAGTCAAACTTAACGATTTCGGATGGCTTAATCGTATAAAGGTATTTCCAAACGTAACCATCGCCACTAGTGCCAGCTGCCCTTGGTTCAAGGTCAACAAATGTGGGTTGGTCATATGAAGGCCTACCCTTTGAGTTTTCAGGGTCTGATCCATTTTGTAGACAGATGTAAACTTTCAAGTCTTCATTCACTATGTAGTAATTTGAATCATACAAACTTCCCTGACTAGTAATAGGTGTGAGATTGTAGATATTATAGTCGTGTCTGTACATCTCATAAGTTGTACCAGCAACCCAACTAACTTTCCTGACAAGTCTGCGAACATCCTTATCAGTTACCTTTTTCATAGCAATGATAGATTCTTTTATTGAATACTCCTCTTCAAATCCATCTAGAGGAGAGGGAGTATCAGTTGCCCATGTGGCAGTACCACCCGCCTTTGGTTCTATGGAATTGGGTAATCCCATAAAAGCGTAGTATTTGTTAACAGTAGATCCGACTCCGACAAAACTTTTAACAAAGGTCTCGGCATTTAAAATTCTAAACTGTTCGGATATTATGGCAGGCATTTTAAAAAACTAGTCTTTTTGTTTTATTTAGTGGTTAAGTTAATGGTTTGGTTCTGGAAACCACGGCAGCAGTAGATAATCCTACGTTTCCGTTCATAGTATTGACTAAGAAATTAGTTGGATTACCAGCACCACGATTCTGATAACCAAAGAATTTACCCCAACTGTATTTACCCCAGAAGGTATCCATGTTTGATGTTACACCAAGACCAACTTGGATTGTATTATTTCCATAAGGTGTTGGGCCAGGTAAGAAAGCACATGTAACAGTAGCAAGTCCAGAGATTGCATCACCAACAGTCACTTCTTCTACTCTGAATACACCACCAAGATAATCACCAGAAGTTACCATACCGACAGGTTGATTTGAACCACTTGAGGTTGTAATACCAGTCAGTGCATGGCCAACAACTAAAGAACTATCATAGATGGTGAAGAAATCACCTTTCTGAAGTCCAGTATATTCAACTCCTAGTGCGTTCAAGGAAGAATAACCATAACCTAAGTTTGAGTTATCATTATACTGTGACTTGAGTGTAAATGCTAATCTAGGTAGTACACCAGCAGTGCCAGGTAGCCATGTATTTATTCCTACAATATCACCAAAGTCTCCGACTGCGTTGACCGAGAATATATCTTCTTTCTTAGTCCTATCTGCTTCGACTATTACTGGAGGATTACTACCCACTTCATAACCAAATCCACCATCAGTGATACTAACACTTGTGATAACACCAGCAGTCACAGATGCAGTTGCAGTCGCTCTATTGATTACTGGATCTGCATAGAAAGTAGTTGTTCCTGATCCAACTGTGATAACTCTTCTACTTGAGAAATCGCCGTATGGAGTATCCACTAAGTCACGAATCTGATTAGGATGACTTATGGTTCTTAGGTTCCAATTAGCAAGATCAAATGAGTAGTATAGTTGACCTACTGTAGAAATACCAATATACAAGTTATCAAAGAACTTAATCTTAGCAAAGTCAAATGTAGCAGGGTGTTGTGTTCCAGCTGGTAACTGTTGACTCCAAGGTTGCCAGAAGTTCTTATTGGTTGAAATACCAATCGTACCACTATCACCAACAACAATGAATCTATTACCGTCATAGATGATATCATTCAAGTCAAAGTTAGTGTTACTTGTTTTATCTCCCCATCCCGTTCCATCAGTGGAAGCAAGGATAACACCACCATTACCAACTGCAATGAACTCCGACTGACCATAACATACTGCATTTAGTTGTTGGAAAGTTCCTGAGTATTGACTGAACGCAGCTGCTGTTGTAAGACCTACAGCAGTAAAGATTGATCCACCAGCACCAACAGAAACCCATGTATTTCTAGTTCCTTCCCAGATAGTGTCTTGGAAGTTACCTTCGTATGTACTGTCTAGTGTTTGAACTTGACCGATAGCAGGTATTTGTCTCTGTTCTAGTAGATCTATTGCAGTCCATGTACTGATACTGTTACCAATCGAAACTGCTCTTGCCATAGATCCAAAGTCACCAACTGCCATGATATGAACATCAGATGTTCCACTGTTACCAACACCAACTCCGTTGAATGTTATAGTTCCACCAAATCCAATTCTACCTCTTTCCCAGAATGTTCCACTCTTAGTATTGATGTAGAAACTACTTGCACCAACAGCAACATATGGATCTTCCTTTGTAATCGCTCTGAACTCTACCGCTGATGTAATACCAGTAATTGCATCGAACTCCCATGCAGATATTGGATCTTTACGTCCTATCAATGCACTTGATATTGCAACAGTAGGATTAGTTAGATTTGCATATCCAGTTCCACCATCACTTATAGTCAAAGATGAAATACTGGATGATGTGGAAACTAGAGATGTTATGATTCCAGGCTGAATAGTCAAGTCCTCAAATATTTGGATATTTCTTTCAGACTGTATTAATTTGTCTATAGCATTGAATACTGGGAAAGCATTATTGACATAGAAACTATCGTCTAGTTGACCAACATTTTTAATGATTCTGGTTGTTGGTAGAACTCTACTCTTCAATGCTGGTCTAGACTTAGGAATTAGAACACCAGAAAGAACTTGATCTTTTCTCTGTTTCTCCCATGAAAGAGGTCTTTCTGCATCCTGAGCAGTGTTGACTCCAATACTGTTGTAAGAGAATGTTTCTAATACATCAGAAGCAACAATTCTCTTAGTTGTTCTATCAAACTGATCTGTGTCAAGTGGATCAAGTCTATTTTCATTAATCCTTACAATATCACCAGGCTTGACTGATGCTACTGGTTCTACAGTTTCGACATCTCTCTTAGATCCTCTGAAGTAAAATACAGAACATTTAGAGTTAGCCTTAGGTGCTTCAGTAAAGATTACTCTACTACCTTTGAATGTGTAAGATGAAATTGGAGTCTGTAAAATGTCATTGATGTAGATAAAGATATTGTTACTAATATCCATATCACTACCAGGCAAAGTCTTAAGACTTAGAATCTCTGTTACACCACTAGTTGTTACAGATAAAGTAAACTTCTTACGAATATCATTAAAGAATGGTGCTATATCATCAAACAAGATGAACTGGCCTGGATAGAATCCAGAGAATTTGTCGTTCTCAAGTTCTTGAACTTTCAATGTAAATTCTGTATTGACACCTACTCTTGGGTCTGTAGCAATACCGCTGACTGTTAGTACATCATCAACCTTGTAAGCAATTCCTTCTTCAGTAAGGTTAAACTCACTAATATTACCATCTACATTGATGCGGAAATCAACTACTGCATCTGTTCCAAGACCAGTAGAACCAGAAACATATTCTAGACCAGTATTGAAGTATGGATTTGGAGCAGCAATGTCAAGGTAAACTGGTTTATCCAATCTACCACCTCTCTTGAAGAGAGCTTTTTCTGTAGTAACACCAGCGTTGATTCTGAATCTGGCAGCATCTAATTTCTCGATTACATCAAATCCAGAGAATCCTTTTTCGATAGATGATGCAATTCTCTTACCTTGTTGTGAAATTCCAGCTCTAGCATAGTTGTGATCCACAGTTGAAATACCAACATTGACAACATATGTCTTACTGTCAATAATCTTATCAACAAATGTACCACCAGCAGCAAAGTCTTGGCCACTGAGTGAGTTATTTCTAAGTCTAGGTGCAAGTATGACACCTTGAATCTTACCACCAGAGTTATAGAAACTAGGTGTGGTAGATGGGCCTACCTGAGTTTCAATCTGAGTATTATTGATAACTCTAGTAATCAGTGAACCATTGTAATAAGGATCTCCG